AATTGATATTGCAATTTTGGAAGAAGAATTAATGGATTTTTTGAATGAGAATTATACAAAGATGTCTATTGGCAACAGTTTTTGTAATGCAATAGACGATAATAACATTGAAATCATAAAGGTTTTTGAGGAAGGATTTGAAGTTCTGCATAAGAGATTCAATCCAGACACCTGCGAAGATGAAATCATTAAAAAGAGTGGATTCATTAATTTTGAGGATTGTCCGAAAAGGATAGAATTACAAGAGGTATAATGAGGAAAAAAGAGATTTTGAGGGTTCTAACTCAAAGAATGGGTCAAAATCAGGGGCTTAGAGTATATTTCTATGATGAAGAAAAAGACAAAGCTCCTGTTGGGATAACATTTTACCATGACGAAGTAGAATTATTGATAGAGGTTATCAAGCAAAATTTTGATGATGGCCTTAATTTGAGAGACGGAAACCCTAGTAAGGTAAGAATAACAGAATGGGAGGATTAATAATTGAGAGGATTTGAGCCTGTAAGAGAGGAATTTAGGCAGAATGAAGAATATTATATGCCTAAAAGAAGCACAAAAGCTAGTGCAGGATACGATTTTGCAACTCCAGTTAGAATAGTTTTGCATCCACACGAGCATAGCAAGATTATTCCAACGGATATTAAGGTTTCTATGGGAGAAGATGAGTTTCTAGCTTGCCATATTAGAAGTTCATTGGGAATGAAGAAGGGTATATCCCTGACAAACATTACTGGTATCATAGATTCAGATTACTATTCTAATCCAGACAATGACGGAAACATATGTTTTCAGTTAAAGAATAATAGTGAGCATACTGTTGTCATTGAAAGGGGTGAGAAAGTATTCCAGGGAATATTCCAGAAGTATCTAAAAACAGATAGTGATGAAATAAACTCAAAAAGAACTGGTGGTATAGGCAGCACAGGAGAGAAAGAGAAGATTACTGTAGATATCTCTAAGTATAGAGATGATATATTAAACAAATGTCATGATGCACTGTCTATACCATTTACACAGATAGATGAAAGCTTGACGAATGCGATAACCAACCATATTCTAAACGATGATTGGAAAGTAGAAGATTTTGATATATCAATAAAGGATAATACCCTGGAAGTAAAATGTAATATTGATGGGGTAGTAACTAAGGTTGTTAAGTGTAAAGAAGATGTATTTGATTTGGAGAAAGCTGTTATGATGGCTCTCTTAAAGCAGTTTGATGTAAATTATGGACTTGTGGATAAGATTATCAAAAACAGCCCATATCCAAGAGAGAGTGAACTTTATTATTGTGTTGATTTCGATGTTTTCAACCAGCCCTATGTGTTTACAGGAATATGGACTTGGGAAAGTGGAGAAAGATTTGTTCCGTCATTTGAGGATAATATATTTAAGACAAGAAAAGAAGCAGAAGAAAAAGTGGAGCAGATAAGAGATATTCTTAAAAGGAATAAGTAGTTATGAGAAGAAAGGGAGATTATTTAATTTCTGAAACTGATGCTTATGAACTCCCTGTATTTGTAGGAAACATAGACGAGGTTAGTCAATTTCTTGAAATGCCAATAAATACAATTCGTAAATTGGTAAATAAGGGGGCTACACAAGGTATGAAGTATCAGATAACAAGAATAGAAAATTAATATTAATGGTTAAAAGATAAGTTTTATCTCATTTTTATATTGCACAAAAACAACATTGAGTATGACATATTTTTAACCACAAAAAGGAGAATAATTATGAGAGGATATAAGGAATATGGGATTTAAAAAAGAAGATACTCCATCACTTACCGATGGCACTTTAAAAGAACCAGAGTTGAAGAAATCTACTCTAGAGGAACTGTGTTCTCGTTTAAAAACAATAAATAAAAAGAGAGAGTCAAACCCTTGGATTTTTCCAGTTATTACAAATGCTTATTTTGAAGATATAATTTTTAAAAATGTATACCTTAACGAAGTAAAGTTTATAAATTGCAAATTCGAGAATTGCACGATATCGGATTCAAATTTAGCAGAAGTTGAGTTTTTAAATGTAAGTTTCAAAGATGTGGATTTTACTGGGTGTGATATGAAGTCAGTCACTTATTTTAAGTCCAAACTAAAATCTGTGGCGATGAGAAGGTGTATCATGCTTAAGAATGACTTTAAAGCAACATCGTTTGAAGATGTTTTTATTAACGACTCTAGTTTAGATGATTCTAGTGCAAGAGAGAGCAATTTTGATAATGTTCATTTAATTAGAAGTTCTGGGGTGCTATTAAAATGCCCAGAAGAAGGTTCGTTTATAGGATTTAAGAAAATTTTTCTCGGCAACAATTCCTTGTTGTGTAAACTGGAAATACCAGCAGATGCAAAAAGAAGTAGTGCTTTTGGAAGAAAATGTAGATGTTCAAAAGCTAAGGTGTTAGAAATATGGGGTAAGGACTGTGATGGTGATTACCTTGTTCCAATAAGTAGAGGATATTCTCATCACGACTATACCTTTGAGTATAAGGTAGGAGAAACAATATATCCAGATAGCTTTGATGATAATAGATGGGATGAGTGTAGTAATGGCATACATTTTTTCATAACCAAACAAGAAGCAATAGATTATTAAAAAGGAGAAATTAATGGCAGAAAAGACAAGAGATAACATTTCAAGCTTTAATACATTCTGTTTTGTGGGAACATTAAGCAAAACAGACGATTATTATAGCGAATATATCGGAAAAAACAAAAGCGACATAGTAAAAATTAGTTTTATGGTGAAGTGTGGAAGGAATAAGCACTTTGTCGAATCAGTTGCTTTTAGACCAAAAGACGGGAATAAGGTAATTCATCTATTCAAGAAAGATGGAACTAGAGCCACAATCCCATTTAAGGATAGGATTAATGTAGATACAAGCGACCTAGGCAGGATGCACAATTCATATAGTGAAATGGAAGCTGGAAAGACTAGATTTGCTCATGGTGTTGACTTTATAGAAAAGGTTAAATCTGTATTTTCTACTGAAAGATATAAAGGCAGAAAGTATAAGATTACTGGCAGCGTAGAAAATGAAGGGTATACAGATAAGAATGGTAATGCAAGAGTTATCACGAAGTATATAGTTAACCATATAGAAGAAGTTCCAATGGAAACAGAAGATTCATCTACAGCTAATCTAAAGCTGTACCTACTAGATAATTGCTTGACTAGATTTGATGATGTTGCAATTCTTGAAGGGGAAGCAGTAAGAAAGACAATGAATGGCTATGAACCGGCTACTATGAAGGTAGAGCTACCATTAGGTGATAAGGCTGATAGGGCTTTTGAGATGTATCAAACAATGTATCGAGGTAATTCTGAACAGTTGAATAAGGCAGGGTTAAAAGTCGATGTGATTAATGGAACTCAAGATGTTGACTTTACAGAAGATATGTTGACAGATGAAGAAAGAGATAGGATAGAGTTAGGTATAGACACTTTTGAAACCATAAAGGCAACTAAAGGCTCTGGTGTTGGCGAAAGAGAAAGAAAGTTTGTTAGAATCAGAGATTTACAGGGCTACTCTGAAATTGAAGAAACTGTATTAACTCTTGAGGATATAGGATTAAAGAAGGTTGAGTTTATCAGGGCTGATGAGTTGCCAGAATCTCCAAGTGAGTTTGGGGCAATAGATGATGACGATTTACCATTCTAAGAGGAGTGTGCTATATGAATAAGAAGATAGAAATAGAATTGTTTAGATATGAAAAACTATTGTTTGGAAAAGTATTATATATGGATGATAGTTTGAGAGGTACTGATGTTTTGTATGAGGGAGAATTAGTAGAGATTAATTCTGCTGGTGCCCCAGAGTTAAGGAAAAAGATTCTGTTCGTGAGAGGTACAAGCGAAGGCTACGATAACAGTATCTTTAAGCACACTTATAGTAGCGAAAAAGAAGCCATTGAAGTGGCACAGGATATAAGGAATGGAATCAATTTTATAAATAAAGGAGCAATAAATGAGGTTTCATCTTCTGTGTATAGAGTAATATAGAGTTGAAATTAATGTTTTATCAAAAATAGCCTCATATGACTGTATTGCGTACTTGTCTATTTCAAAAATACCAACAACTTCATGTTCTATGCCTAGTCTCTCAAGAGCCATTCTTTGAGTCCCTATGCCACTAAAGGCTTCTATCACTTTTAATATTATCAATCACCTCGACTTAAAACATTAAATTTAGGTGATATTTCCAAGGTAAAAGTGGAAGATGTTCCAGATTGTGATTTGTTTACATATAGTTTCCCTTGTCAGGATATATCGGTTGCAGGGAAATTAAAGGGGTTAGACAAAAACTCAAATACAAGGTCTGGATTGCTATGGGATTGTGAGAAAATCATAAGAGAAAAGAAACCAAAATATCTTTTAATGGAAAATGTAAAGAACTTAGTTGGCAAGAAATTCAAAAGTGATTTTGAGGAATGGCTAGGAATACTAGAGGATATGGGATATACAAACTATTGGCAAGTTTTAAATGCTAAAGATTATGGAATCCCACAAAACAGAGAAAGAGTCTTTTGTGTTAGTATATTAGGTGAACATACACCATATGAGTTCCCAGAAAAATTCCCTCTAAAGCTAAGAATGAGAGATTTATTAGAAGATACTGTAGATGAGAAATTCTATTTGTCTCAAGAACAGATAAATAAGATTAAATTCTCAACATTTAACTCTAAAAAGAGAGAAATACAGGAAAAAGACTGGTGTGATACTCTGTGTGCTAGAGACTTCAAAAACCTTAAGTGTGTAAAGATAAATCAGATAGGGCAGCACGATACAGAAAAGAGAAAGAATACCAGTATATTTAGAGTTTATGATGATAATGGATTAGTTCCAAGTTTAACCACTATGGGCGGAGGTCATAGAGAACCTCATGTTGTAGATAATAAGCCAGACAGATTATTTGGAATATTTGATAAAGATAAGACAAGGCATCAGGTTGGAAGTATTTGGGATAAAGATAAAATTAGCCCTACTCTTGATACAATGCAAGGTGGATTGAGACAGCCTTGTGTATTAGAGAATGATAAATCATTTAGAGTAAGAAAACTAACACCAAAAGAGTGCTGGAGATTGATGGGAATTAAAGACGAGGATTTTGAAAAAGCACAAAGGGTGTGCAGCAACACTCAATTATACAAACAAGCAGGAAATGCAATAGTAGTAGATGTTTTAATAGCTATCTTTGATAAGCTATTTTTTAAACAATCATTGAAAAGCAACATTAGATATAAAAATTAGATAACAAAAAGGAGTGATTGAATGGCATTTAAAGAGCCAACAGTAAAAAAGACAATAGTGGATATATCACAGGCATTGATATATCTTCGTTCTACAAAGAAGTTTGGTAAGACAACTCTTTTTAGGGACATTATTTTAGAAAAGTATAATGACCCTGAATGTGGCTTATTACTAGGTATGGGTCATGAGTATGGATATTCTTTATTGGACGATTTAAACTCAACGCAGATTGAATCATGGAAAGACATGGAAGATTTTTTAGAATGGTTAGCATCAGATAATGAGAAGGCTAAAAAAATCAAGATGGTTAGCTTTGATACAATAGACGAGCTTATTCCAATAGCAGAAGAAGAAATTTGCAGGCAGTGGGAAAAGAAGAAAAAAGTAAAATGCGAAAGCATTAATGAGGCATTTGGTGGGTATAGTGCGGGTCATGAGAAAACAATTAAGCTTATCAAGAAAGTTATTGCCAGACTAAGAAAGCTAAATATAGGTGTTTTTGCTATTGCTCACACCAAACTAAGAACTGTAAAAGACAAGGGGTCAGAAGGAACAGAAGGCTATCAGGTACTAACATCTAATCTTGACCCTAGGTATGAATCTCTATTTGGAGACATATTTGATTTTGTGTTCACAGGTAATGTAGATAGAGAGATTAATGATGGTGTAGTTTTATCAGACGAAAGAAGATTGTATTTTAGAGGAAACACTAGGATAGATGCTGGGGGCAGATGCTCTGGTGGTTCTGTACCAGAGTATATGGTTTTTGAAAATGAGAATAATGCAGCAGAGTTTATCAAGATAGTTGAGGAAGGTATGAGAAATTCTTTAAGGAATAAGAAGACGGACGAGGAGTATGAACAGTACAAGAAAGAAGTTGAAGAAGAAAGAATTGAAGAATCCAAGAAGAGTTTAGAAAAAGAAAAAGAAGAAGCAGTAAATGCAGAAGCCGACAAATACCTTGATTTTGCAGTAGAAAAGGGCATTGACTTTGCTAGAAAATACTACTCTAATGATAAGTTTAAGAGTAAGGTGGCAGAGTGTTTAGCAAATGCTAGTGTCAAGAAAATACAGGAATTGCCTAATGAAGATTTTGCAGAACTAATTAAGTATGCTGTGGAAGAACTAGGGCTAAGTATGGAGATTTAATAGATTGAGAGATTTTTCTCTCTTTCTATTGGAGATTTTTATGGAACAAGAAATAAGAAAAAAGATAATCAAAGAATTAGGTATAAAGAAGATTACTGATAGAGATTGGGAAAGAGTGTATAAAAGGCTAACAAACGAATTGTCGGAAAACACAATCCTTGAAATGGTTGACAAATATGCTTTTGATATAGTGGTATTTATGCCAAAATACATTAAGACCAACAGACAGAAGCTTGATTATTTGACAGATAGGTTGATAAGAGAAAGAGAAGATTTCTTTGAGAGTAAATATCAGATAGATAGATTTATGCCTAGTGAATTTAATTTTAGAGATGGTGAGCAGGTAGAAAAGAAGAAAACATTCTTAGATTACCTGGAGGAGTTGTAATGGAAGAAAAGTCAATAGATTTAAGAAAAAGAAAAAATGGTGATGAAAAAAATCCAAAAATAGATTCAATTTTTCCAAAAGATTTGATTGACAATTATCCAAATGAGGTTGTTTTACTTTATAGCAAGGGTCTGGAAAATAGACAAATAGGAAAAAGATATTTTTTATTAAGAGAAGCTGTTAAAAAGAATGGAATTTATATTGCCAATGACAGAACGAGATTAAATTCTATAAAAAAATATTCCCAAAGCTTAGATTTTTATAAAGATGAAGAGTTTTATTTTGACAGGAGTAATACAACTATGCTAGTAAGTGATTCCGTAATAGGGAAACGCTTTATGGGGAAAACTATATTTTTAGACTTAGATATATCTGTTTCTCAAATAGAGATGTTAAAAAACTTTACATCTGATTTAAGACTTAGAGGGGCTACTGTATCAGGAATTTGTAGAGTACAAGTCCCAGATTATGACACTTTTTAAATAATTGGATAGGAGAAAAATATTATGGAAATTGTAGATGAAAGACTAGCATCTAAAATCGGTGCAGGTGATTTGGTTGGTGTAGGGGAAAGTTTTGAGATTGATTACTATATAGTGGTGGTTGATAGATTGGAACAGAATTTTGGCTTAATTTCACCTTATGGCTTCTTTAACTGGAATGGATATAAGTCATTTGAAGAACTGCAAGAAGGAACAGGATGCTTTCTGGTGGCGAAGAATGAGGATTTAAAATTGAGCTTTTAAGAAAATAATAAATTAAGAAAAGAGGTAGGTATGTCGCATAGACATTATTTAAAAATTGAAGACAATAGTTGTCAAAGGGTTATATGGAGATGTCAAGTCTTAGACAACAATGATTATTTTGATGAAGAATTTTATCAGAATTTAAATATTACCATCGATGATGACGAGGATATAGCTCCGACTAAAGTTAATCATGTAGATTTTTTATATGAATGGTATAGGTGGTTAGACAGACACCCAGAGAAAAAAGGCTTCCCTCAAATACCAAAACATATAAAAGAGTGTGAGGATATAAATTTTGTTAAAGGGAATATATTTTTGCATTATGCGAGTAGCAAATCCTATGAACAACAGCTATTTGACACTTCAAGAAACCTTTTCCACATACTCTACAATTGGAAAGGGGAAATTAGGGAGAAGTTTGATGTGGTATTAGAGTGTTTGTAGGGAGGAAAACAACATATGAAAATAAATTTAAAAATAGAAGCTGATTATCAAGACGATATAGATATAGAGTTGCATGAGGATGAGGATAAATTGTTTACTCTTATTATGATGTTTTATAATGAACACAAGGCTAGGGAAGCCAAGATAGAAGCTTTAGAACGCAAAATAAGAGAGTTAGAGATGGATAAAGGAAAAAATTCTGATTATAAACATCTAATTGAGTTCAAATAGAAGATTAAGAATAGGTGATGTCATGTTGGTAGAATTAGATTACAAGGTTACTATAAATATTCCAGATGATGAGATTATAGATGGATTAAATGGAAACTATTGTCGAGAAAAAAGTAAGATTGTTAAAGAGGAAATATTAAGAGAACTCAACGACATCTTTTTCGATACAAATAGCCCAATAAAGGGAGAATTGAATTTTTTAATAAATGGAGAAGAGATTAGATGATAGTAGCACAAATTGCAAAAAATAAAAATGACGAGTATTTTACTCCTAAATATGCAGTAGACCCTATTTTAAAATACTTAAAACCAAACTCAACTATCTGGTGTCCCTTTGACAAGGATATTTCAGAGTATGTAAAGGTTTTAAGAGGGGGGGGGTCATAAAGTTATTTTCTCTCATATAGACAATGGAGAAGATTTCTTTAATATGGAAATACCAGAATGTGATTACATAATAAGTAACCCACCTTATAGTAAAAAGGGAGAGGTGCTAGAAAGACTGTTTAACTTAGGGATACCATTTGCTATGTTGGTTGGTGTAGTTGGACTTTTTGAAAGCCAATTTAGATTTCAATTATTTAAAAATAACGATTTTGAATTGCTGTATTTTAATAAGAGAATTGACTTTTTAGACGGATTAAGCGAGAATCTTGACTCAAAATGCAGTCCTCCATTCAGCAGCATATATGTATGTCATAAGATGTTGCCGAAACAGATAGTGTTCGAAGAAATTAACAAGGTAAAAATATAAATAAAGAGGTGATAATTATTCAATATTTAGGTGGTAAGTCAAGAATTTGCAAAGAACTAGGACAATTCTTTAATTCAAAACTTGCAGAGAGAGAGAGAGAATCAAGTGTTCGTAGACTTGTTTTGTGGTAGTTGTAATGTTGTTGCTGAAATTGACAACAAATACCATAGAATAGCTAACGACAAACATAAATATCTTATTACTATGTGGAAAGCAATGCAAAAAGGTTGGGTACCTCCAGATACCTGCAGTGAAGAAGAATATAAACACATAAAAAGCAATTTAGATGAGGATATGGCTTTAAGTGGGTTTATAGGATTTGCTTGTAGTTTTGGTGGGAAATGGTTTGGTGGATATGCTAGAAGGAAAGATGCTTATAGGAACTATTGTATTCAAGGCAAGAGAGGTAACATTAAGCTAATTGAAAATATGAAAAATGTTGTTTTTGAGAATAAAGATTATAAAGAATTAGATATACCTTATGGGGCAATTGTATATTGTGATATCCCATATAAAGAGAAGACTCAATTCTCTGTTAGAGAGTGTGGCAAATTTTATCATGATGAATTTTATGAGTGGGTTGAGAAAAATAAATATAACTTTGATATTTATATAAGTGAATATAAAGAGTCTGTCCCAGATGGATTTGAGATAGTTTGGGAAAAGGAATCAAGGACTGATTTGGGAAATATAAATAACGAGAAAACAAAGACTACCGAAGTGTTAATTACACCAATTTGAAATGCAACATAGAGTATGATGTAAAAATAACAAGATATGGGGAGGTGGGTGTTCCTGTATAGTGAAAAAATAAAAAATAAATATCCAGCTAAAATGTTGGCAGAAAGGGAGTTCCCAGAGACACAGGTAATCTCATGTTTAAGGGAAGATTTAACCCTGTTAGACGATTATGAGTTAAAAGAGAATGACTTTTTGTCTATTGAATATAGAATTATGTGGAACATTATTAAGAAACTAAAAGAAGAAGGTTATCAGTCAGCTTCCTTAATGGAGATTAAGAGCAGACTGTCAGAACCAGAAAAACAGTTTTTTAAAGATGAAAACATATGGAGTGTTCTTAATGATGGAGCTTCTTTAATAGAAGTAGATAAGTTTAAGAGTTACTTAGATACATTATATAAGAACAACATATATACCACTTTACATAAATTAGGATTTGACCTATTTAAAGAGGTAACATACAATAAAAAAACATTTGTTCCTTTTGAGTTGTTCAGAAATATGACAAGCAATGAGGTCAAAGAGTTTTATGAGTATCAGATAAATAATTTTGGTACAGTAGACACAGACAAGAGTATAGAAGAAAACTTCATTACATTTGATGATGACTATATAAATGACATCATGGAAGGTAAATCAGTAGGAACAATGTTTGACCAGGCAGGAGAAAACATCATCAACCAAAAAATACAAGGGTTTCCAATAATGAGTAAACAGTCCAATGGTTTACTTGCAGGAACATTATCTTGTTTGGCTGGATACACCAATGTAGGTAAATCTACTTATTTGGTATCAATGATTATGGCTTTGGTTTATAGGGGAGAAAAAGTAGTGTTGTGTTCTAATGAGCAAAAAGTTAAACCGTTTAAGGATAATTTCTTGATGTGGGTATTGGTAAATAAACTCAACTATAAGAAGTTAGACAAGAACAAGCTTAGGCAAGGGAGAGAAGCTTTTTCAGATGAAGATTTGAAAATGATTAAGTTGGCAAGGGAAATTTGGGACGAGGAATATCAATCTAAAATTCTTTTTATCTCAATACCTTCAGCAAAAATGGAACAAGTAGAAAAGAAGTTTAGAGAACACCACCTAAGAAGTGGATATACAACATTCATCTACGATACATTTAAGCTTGATTTTTCTAATAAGAAAGAAACTTTTTGGCTTTCATTAGTGGAGGATTCAAGAAGATTGGCTGAATTTGCGAATAGATATGCAGGAAATAATGTAAAGGTATTTGCTACAATGCAGAATGCTTTAGCCACAGAAGGGCAGCTATGGTTAACAAGGAATGTCCTTGCAAATGCGAAGCAAGTTGTGGAAGTATTCCAAAATCTATTTATAATAAGGGATATGTACCAAGACGAGAAATTGCCAGATTCAAAGTTTTATTGTAAACCTTATACAGTCAGGTACACAACGAATAAAGACGGACAAAGAGTTAAAGAAACTATTGAATATGAGCTAGACCCTAATCAGGTGTATAAGGTTGTATTCTTAGATAAATTAAGAGAAGGAAAGACATCAGGGTCTGGAAACTATGCTATTGTTCTAAAGTTTGATGGGGAGTTTGGAACAATGGAAGAAGTATGTTATTGTACACCAGCACGAAAAAACATAAATGCTGGTTAAAGAAGCACTCTTAAAAGACAACAATATAGAAAAAGTATTAAGTTTTTATGGATATGCCAATATCACAGACAGAGGAAAAGAGGTTAGATGTGGGTTTTCCATAGAAACTAACCCATCCTCTATAACTGTTTATAAGAATGAAAACTTAACTGCCGTTGACTTCACAGGGAATCTCACAGGAGATATATTCACAATACTGATGGAGCATAAAAGGTTAAGTTATTCTGAAATAATAAGAGATATAAAGAACTTATTAGATATTAAGATTACATATTCAGAAAAAAAAGAAAATGAGAGTGTAACGAGAGTTTTTGATGATATTCTCTTTAAGAAAAAAGAAGAATTGCAAGTATATAAAGAAGAAGTTCTTGATAAATACGCAGATAAATGGAACATAAGATTTTTCAGAGACGGAATCTCCATTGAGACACAGAAGAAATTTGGACTAAGATACGATTATGAAGAAGAAAGAATTGTGATTCCACATAGAACTTTAGATGGAGAGCTATGTGGAATAATAGGGAGAATCAACTTAGATGAGGGTTATGGCAGCAAGTATCTACCTTTAGTCTCTCATATAGATGGAGATAAGGTTGTTAGATATAACCACAGAAAGAGCCAAACCCTATATGGCTATTCTCAAAACTACAAAGACCTATATGGGGCAGACGTGATTTATATTGGTGAGTCAGAAAAGTTTGTTATGCAGCTAGATAGTATGGGATATCACAATGGTCTATCTTTATCTGGTAGCAATATATCTAAGGAGCAATGCCTTGCAATAGCAAAACTAAATCCTAAAAAGGTAGTTCTTTGTTTTGATGAAGGTCTTGGAGAAGTGATTATGTATAGAAGTGCTAATCAGCTTTCAATGATTCTAAGTAGAATGAATATTGAGGTTGGTTTAATTATAGATAGAGAAAACAAATACCTGGAAAGAGGGAGTAAGGACTCTCCCACAGATAAAGGAAAAGAGGTTTGGGAATCTCTTATACAAAATTGTTATGAAAGGAATTAGAATATGATAAAGATTAATGCAGATTTTGAAAAAGAAACAATAGTCTACGGATATTATGAGTTAGAGGTAGATGAGGATATGTGGAATGATATGACAGAGGAAGAAAGAATCATCTATATAAATACTCATGGAACTCCTCATGTTGCCGACTTGACAGAGTTGAATGAGGAGATAGATAATATCAAGACTATCAATGAGATTGGAGAGTGTTAATATGTTTAATTGGCTTTGCTTACTGTTTGTGCTAAATGTATTATTTGAGTCAATATACTTATATATAAAGAGTGTTAATAGTGTAAAACCGATTGATATTCCTAGAAAATGGACTATGTACTGCTTTATACCAACAATGTTTATGTTTGGAATATGGATAAGGACTTTATATGGTAACTTGGAAACATTCCCATTCACAGCAACATTGTTTATGGTTCAATTAATAATAGCACTAATCTATAGGATTACGATTATTGTATTATACAACAAGGTGATACTAAAACTTGTTGTGAGAAGAAAAATTAAACCAAAGTACAAGGTTGGGGATATTGTGAGATACGAAGGGGCGGTTTCACCAAGACGAATCCTTCATATAATAACAAGGAGTGATGCTTTTATAGTTTTCTATGTTTTAGAAAAAAGCATAGTTATTCCAGAAGATTTGATAATAGAGGTGGTAGATGAGCAGGATGAAGAATAGAGAGCTATTTAGCTTTAGTAAGTTGACAATATTCCACACTTGTCCATACTCTTATTATCTCACCTATATAGAAAAAGAAGACAGAAAAGACAATGTATATTCCTTTTTAGGTGGTAAGATACATGAGCTGCTGGAGTATCTACAAAGAGGTGAAAAGACTAGAGAAGAAGCAAAAGAATTGTTTTTAGAGTATTTGTCGGAAACAGAGATTCTTGGTTATGATTTTCCCACAGAAAACTCTGGCAATAATTTCAAAGAGTGTATTTTAGACTATTTTGACAACTATGAGCCATTTACAGAAGTAGATTTTCAAATAGAGGAGTACTTTGAAGTAGAGATAGGTGGCGTTCCAGTTAGAGGTTATATAGATATATATACCATAACCGATAACAAATACATAGATATATATGATTATAAGTCATCATCTAAGTTCTCTAAAAAGGATTTAGAAACTAAGAAGCTACAGTTAGTGATTTATGCTTTAGCCTTAAAAGAGAAGTATCCAGATAAAGAGATTAGAGGTCTTTACTTTGACATGTTGAAGTATTCAGTCAATGAAAGAGGAACAGTTAAAGAGAGAAACAAGATGTGCAGCACGAAAGAAAGAGCATTTGTGGAAGTACCATTTGACGAAGAGAACATCAATCAGGCTATTGATTTTGTTAAAGGAACTCATGATTCGATTAAAGATTTAGACCCCTTAGACCCTGATGAATGGGAAGCAAGTGTAAACAAATTCTTCTGCTCTAACTTATGTAGTAATTATTCTATATGCCCTTATGTTAAAAAGAAATAATATTGAATAATTACTTGAAAAGCAATATAAGATATGATATAATATATATAGAAAGAAAGACGAGGCGATGTCGTGATAGAGATTAATAAAAAATATGCCATAACTGTAGACCCCTATTGTTTCATCTTGAATGAGATAGGAAAAGACAAAAATGGTAAGAAGATACTAAAGCAGCTAACCTACCATTCAACGCTAAGAGGGCTTATCAACACTATGGCAAAGAGAGAGATTAGAGCCAAAGACCAAAAAAGCTTTGAATCTTTAGAAAAGAAATTATGTGATGTTGAGAAAATGGTAAAGAAATGTAAGGATATTAACATTGATGACATTAAAAAGGAATATTTTGAACTTAAAGACTCAATAGTAGAGAGAGGTAAGAGTATGTCTAGGAAGAAGGAGAGTTCTAAGTAAATGCTTAAAGCATTATTCTTATATACCACTTTTCTTTGTTGTTTAATCGTATGGCGTATCATTAGTGAATTAAGAGGTAAAAAACTTAAAAAGGCAGTCAGGATAGAGTATTGTCAAATCTTGTTAAGATTAAATACGGCATGCTTATATGTCATGTATTCAATACAGTTTATGAAAGAGATAGAGGTGAAATATGCTTTGAATGAATTGAATCTTATATTGAAATCCATAGGTTATAGCGTGATATTTGCTGGAATTACCACAGCTTGCATATCAATATGGGTCTTAATGAAAATCATAAAAAGCAATAAAAAGACTTATGAGATGCTAGAGAAGGCAAACAAAGAAAATAAGAGAGATTAGGAGAAAAACATGGATTACATTGAAAGAATGGAACAGGAATTAGGAGATTTGTTAGAAAGAGCTATAAAACTTGAAAATGCAATAAATACACTTGAGGGTTTAGACAGAGAAGAATCCAATATGATGTGTTTTCAGTTATATCTGATGGTAGGCTACATTGATGTACTATCTAAGAGGGTTCAATATGCAAGAGAAAAATCTAAATAGAAGATAATTGTAAGGAACAGATAATACAAAATAAAGAGGGGAGAAAGCATGAATAAAGAAGAGCTAATCAAAATGAGAGATACTTTAAATGACTGGATTGAATCGTTTGAAGAATATAGATATGATGAAATAGAAGAAGTAGAAGAAGAAGAGACACCTAAAGTATTGAAATACAAACTTGGAAGTTTAATTATTTTAAGAGATGATTTGATAGATTATGAGATGTATGGTAATTTTACTTATAATCTATCAATGGGTTATTTAAAAGACAAATATAGCCGAGTAGACGATATGAGTTTTGACACTAGTTCTTATTATATAGATGGTTGGTACATAACAGATGAAATGATAGACCATGACAAGTCCTTGTATTTGAACTCCTTCACTAAGGATGAAAGGCAGTTTTTATCGTATATTAGTGATGAATATAAGTGGATTGCTAAGGATAGAGGTAATGGAGAAGTTTGGGCTTATGGTACTGAACCAACTATGAATCCTGAAGGGTTTTGGGGTACTACATCAATGGAAACACATAGGCTTCGAAAAGATGTTTTTCCTTTTAGTTTTGATAAACTTGGAACAGACCAGCCTGTAAGAATATATAGGGATTTAAATTATTAAAGGTAAGCTATATGTTAAGTAGAGAAAAGTTTGAGGAGTTCTTTCCAGAATTACCAGTGAGGATAGTTTTTGGACTAGATAGAGAAGAAGGTAAAAATAATCTTATCTATTTCAAAATTAGAAATAAATGCAAGTTGCATAATGTAAAACTTGAGTCTACACAGTTATTGATAGATTTTAGTAGAAAAAGTGCAACATTAGGAGTTCACGATATTGATTCTTATGAGGATTTTGCTGAAATAGAGAAAAGATATGAGAGATGGCGAGAAAGTGGTTTTTAAATAAGAGAATGGAGAGATGAAATGATAGGCAAGGAACTAGAAGAATTTATAAAAGATGAAACAAAGGCTTTTGAAGAAAGGTTGAGAGCTAAAGCAGAAGAACTGCAAGAACAGATGATTGATAAGTCTAAGACTATATGGGATTTGGATATAGATGGTCATGATGAATTTTATCTTCTGACCGGAAGGGGGCATATAGAGGAGAGATGCTTTAATAGTTGTTTTGATAGCAATGCTAGAGATATTGGTAATGCCTTCTTAACTAAGGAAGAAGCTAAATTTGAAAGAGAAAGAAGGAAGATAGAAGCTGTAATGAGAAGGTATGCTAGACCCTTTGTAAAAGATGAGGCTAACTGGATAATAGAATACCAGTACCAGGACAAAGAGATATACGCATACTGGTATGGCAATTACCATGCTGGTGCACCTTGCTTTGAATCAGAAGAAATTGCTGAAAAAGTGATAGAAGAGATAGGCGAGGATAGACTATTGAAGTATTGGTTTGGAGTTAAAGATGAGTAGTGTTGTTTTATTGATAATAATATTGGGTAGGGTTGAAAATCTTGCAAGTCGAATGTCTCTTGTTTTACTGATTTATACACTGCTTTTGTTTGGCTTTTTCTTTATAACATGTCCTATAGACCTATATGATTGTGAAGGTATATTTAACTATATAGAAGATATGATGAAGAAATTTAAGGTAAAAATCACACTAGTTATTCTGATTATAAGTGGAATTACATCTGCTCTTATACCAACCAAAGAGGAATTGATAGTGTATTATGGGAGCAAACAAATTACTGTTCAAAACTATCATATGGCAAAAGATGAATTGTTGGGGTTTGTAAAGGATATAAAGAAAGAGATTAATAAGGATTAATTATGATTAAATTAGCAGATATAGAATCGGTAGAAGAAGAAGTTACTTTTGGTACTTGTGAATTATGTTTTAGTGTTATGGATTATACATTTGAATACTTTATATTTGAAGATAGTAAGACAGGAGAGAGACATTCAATCCTCAATGGTGAATGGGATTGGGGAGATTTTTATGAGGACATATGGCTTGGTGTCGATGGAAACATTTGTGATATTGCAGATTTTCTAATCAAAAAGAACATTCAAACATTCGAGGAATTAGAGTCTAAATGGGGAGATATTCTCTCTGAATATCAGCAGCAAAGTTATACGGAAGAAGATTATGAGGAGGAATAAGTTGAGATTCAAAATAGATAACCCTGTAGAGAAAATGATTAAATCTATGGATACTATCTTAAAGACAGAACCAACAGAAGATGAGTATGTATGGAATATAGATAGGGCTACTGGAATATTCTATTTACTAAGAAAGAGTAATAAAGGGAGAGATAATATGAAGAAGATTTTTGAAATATATCGTGGGTATGGTAAGTTCGATAGTATGGAATTAGATTCTATGATTGTAGAGGAAGATACCTTAGAAAATAGAGAGAAAATATTTGAAGATGAGTTTGGCGATTGGGATTATTTCATGGACAAAAACAGCTTTCTTAATGGAAAATCTAACTCTGTACATTGTGAGAGAGGTGGATGTGATTGGGACGAAGTCACTTGTGGATATATCATTGTAACCACTAAAGAAGAAAAGCTGGAAGAAATCAGGAAACAATATGAGAAAAACATTGATGAAGTAACCAGATTATTTGAAGGAGAGTAATAATGAAGATAACAGTAATAAATGATTATGGAAATATAGTAACAAACATAAGAAGTATACTTGACTATTCAGAACAAGTTGTGGCTTGTTTTGATAATGAGGAAAAAATAACACTTTATTATGGGAAGAATGTAGGGGTTGTCATGAATCATATTAGAGCTGTATTATTGGCTGCTGATTACTCCTGCAGAGATTCGGTGGTTATTAACTTAAATGGCTTTGACGAAAGAATAGAGCCAGATACTCCAATAGACGATACTATTAGGCATGGAGATTTAATCAAGTTTAATGGCAGAGAGGCATATGTGATTGATTTGAAAAATGAACTCAATCCAACGGAAGATTTTCCATTGTTTGTATATGATGATGGAGCATTGATATTAGATAAGGATACATTCAAGCCAATAGATATGTACTCCAATATCGACCATCTAAACAGAGATTTTAAAGAATACAAAGTAAACGAGATTATAAAATTGTAGTTTTAAGGAGAAAGATTATGATATATTTTGATTTGGCAACAAGCGATGAAGGGCAGATGGGAGGTGTTCCAGATATTCTATTTGAAGAATATGTGAACATCACAATGCACTTTTACGCTATGCTTATGGCTCTACACCCAAAAAACAAAGAGTGTTTTAACAACATCATAGAGTCAGCAATAACAAGAGCAACACAGACAGGGCTTATACAAGAAATGAAGAAGCAGCAGAGAAGCGAGAGAGAAAAGAAAGACATAAGAAGGGCTTTAGAGGAATATAACGAAGATGCTATATCTTATCTAAAGAAAAATACTAGTTTAAGCTAAGGCAGGTGATATATTGTATTACAACAACTATCATAAACATACCCATTATTCAAACATCAAGACGATTGATGTAGTTGTAAAGATAGAAGATTATCTTGATAGAATGGTAGAGTTAGGTCATACCAATTACTTTACAACAGAACATGGGTATCAAGGAAATTTGTTTGATGTGTTAAATGCAATAGAAAAAAAGAATAAAGAGCTTCCAGAAGATAAACATATAAGAATGATTGTAGGGTCTGAACTATATTATGTTAAGGATATAAATTCAGAGGAGAAAGATAGAGGGAATTATCATTTAATCATGATTGCTATGAACAATAAGGGAGTAGAACAATTAAATGAGATTCTCTCTTATGCTAATATAGATGGTTATTACTATAAGCCAAGAGTAGATAGAGCTATGATTGAAAAATGTATAGACCCTAAAGATGTAATTGTAACAAGTGCTTGTGTTGCAGGGATAGGGGCAGAGTGGTGTCCTTATGCAGAAGATAATATCAAGTGGTTTAAGGAATATTTTGGGGACAATTTCTATTTAGAAGTTCAATCTCATAACCATCCAACACAGATAAAACACAATGTCAGAATGAAGAATTTTAGTTCTATGTATGACATACAGCTTATTCACGCTAACGATTCTCACTATATTATGCCAGAAGATTCTGTTTATAGAGATTTATTCCTTAAAGGCAAAGGGCTAAACTATCCAGAGGAAGATGGATTTGTACTGGATTATCCAGACTATCAGGATATAGTCAAGAGGTATGATGAGCAAGGAATCTTTACCAACAGTCAGATATTAAAAATAATAGATAACACCCTAATCTTTGATAAATGTGAGGATATAACCATATACAATAAGGAAATCAAGATACCTAAGATATCCGAAAATCCTAACAAAGAGCTAAAAGAACTACTTAATACCTTATGGAAGAAAGAAAAAGATAATGTTCCTAAAGAGTTGAGAGGAGAGTATCTAAAGGCTATTAGAGAAGAAACTAAGATAATCGAAGATACTTATATGGAAGAATATTTCTTGCTTAACAATAAGATATGTAATGTAGCTAGAGATAAATATAATGCCTTCATCTCCTCTACTGGTAGGGGGTCAGCAGGGTCATTCTATCTTAACAAGTTGTTAGGATTGGTAGGTATGGATAGAATAGTGTCGCCAGTAACCCTATACCCTACAAGATTTATGAGTATCTCAAGAATACTAGAAACAAAGTCATTGCCAGATGTTGACTTAAATACTTCTAATCAGGAATTATTAATCAAGGCAAGTGAGGATGTTATAGGTGAGGAGAATTGTGGTTGGATGATTACCTATAAGCCACTACAAGAATCATCTGCTTTTAGGTTGTGGTGTAAAGCTCATGATATGAAGTTTGATGAATACAATGAGATTGCTAAAGAATTAGATGAATATAAATCTCACCCTAAGTGGGGAGAAATTATACAAGCAAGTCAAGTGTTTGTAGGGGTTATAGAGTCTATTGCTCCAAGTCCTTGCTCTATACTCTTGTCAACCAAGAATGTTAAGAGTCATTTAGGTTATATCAAGATAAAGGATAAGATATGTTGTAATCTTGATGGTATGAACTGCGATATTTACAAATACCTAAAGAATGATTATCTACAAGTGTCTGTCATGAGAATAGTTGAAGATACTTGTGAGTTGGCAGGAATACCAATACCAACCTTAACTGAATTAGATTCTTTACTTGATGATAAGGTCTTTAAGATTTATGAGAAAGGGTTAACTTGTACTGTTAATCAGGCAGATTCTGATTTTGCAACACCTCTTGTTATGAAGTATAAACCGAAATCTGTATCAGAAGTATGTGCATTTGTTGCTGCCATTCGACCAGGGTTTAAATCTCTACTACATAACTTTTTAGAGAGAAAACCTTATACCACAGGAGTCAAGGAGCTAGACGATTTATTGCAGGACTCATTCCATTATATGTTATACCAGGAATCTATAATGAAGTATCTTATTTGGTTAGGTATTGAGGAATCTGAAACTTATACAATCATAAAAAAGATTAGTAAGAAGAAATTCAAAGAAGATGAGTTGAAGAAGCTAAAGACTCAATTACATAAAGGTTGGGTCAAAGTAGTTGGTAAAGAAGCTGGGTTTGAACAGACATGGCAGGTAGTTGAGGATGCGTCTAAGTATTCATTCAATGCTTCTCATTCATTGGCTTATGCTTATGATAGTCTATATTGTGCTTATTTAAAGGCTCACTACCCACTTGAATATTATTCAGCAACACTAAACTTATATGAGAAGGATTCGGCAAGAACAAAGAAGTTAATAAATGAGTTGTCTTATTTTGGCATAAAGATTGAAAAAGCTATGTTTAGACATTCCAAAGGTACATATTTCTTCAATAAAGAAACCAACACCATCTATAAAGGTGTATCGTCAATAAAGGGTCTAAATGAAGAAGTGGGAGAGTTTCTTTATCGGTTAAAAGATAAGGACATAAGCTTTATCGACTTAATCTCAATGGAGGACAACCCTATGAACAAGACTCATTTTGAGACACTAATCAAACTAGACTTTTTTAGAGAATTTGGAAAGCAGCAATATCTTTTAGAGCTATACAGTCTTTATAAGAAGTATGGTTCTATAAGTCAGTTAAAGAAGGATAATCTTGATTTTTCAATAAGTATAGCGAAGGAATGTTCTGGCAAAGAAACAGCAAAATTGTTTAAAGAAATAGATACAGATAAGTTAATCAAACTACTATCTAACCACATTAATAATATAGACCTACCTAGAGCAGAACAAATTAGTTTTTCAATGGAATATACAGGAGCATTTGATTTAACTGATGATTTAGGTAAACTAACATATGTTGTATCTGTATTTAATGAGTTTAAAGATTACAGATTAGATGTAATCAATGTTAGAACTGGAAATAAGTACAGGTTCAGAGCAAAAAAGGGAGTGATACCAAAGCTTAAAGAAAACTCTATAATTCAAATAGAAGAATTAGAAAAAACTCAAAAGAATGTTTTAGAGGGCGATAAATGGGTTAAATCTAAGACAGAGTTTGACCTATGGATTACTAAAGCAAAAGTAATTTATCAACCATAAAAGTAGGTGAAGAGTTGGATAATGTAATTTATCAGCGAGGAGAGTATATTATCTTTAAGGGTTGTGGTGGATATATAGTTTATAACACTAAGAAAGACTTTGAATTGGGGCATACTCATTTGAAGTCTTTTAAAAAATCTAAGAGTGTAATAGACCTTATGTTCTCACAAAAAATCCCTCATAATGAATCAATCAGATTCTTAGAAAGTCTTATAAGAGTGAGCAATGACGAAAAATATAAAGAAAGAGTTAAAGAACAGATTGACATTAAGAGGGCGAAGGGCAAGAAAACTAAGTATGTAAATAAGATTTTAGTATGAGGAGGTGTTACTATAGTTTATTTATTTGGAGATATACATGGTGGAATCGATATATCCAAGTTAAATACCAGGAATTTTCCAGAACAGAAGCATTTAACAAGAGATGATTATGTAATTATACTGGGAGATTTTGGGTTAGTATGGGATGAATCAGAGGAAATTTTGTATTGGCGAAGGTGGTTGGAAAATAAACCATTTACTGTGTTATTCCTTGATGGGAATCACGAAAATTTTGACCTACTTAATCAATATCCTGTAGTTGATTATCTAGGCGGTAAGGCTCATAAGATTAGTGAAAACATATATCACTTAATGAGAGGAGAAATCTTTACCATTGATGGAAACAAGTATTTTTGTATGGGTGGAGCTGAATCCATAGATAAAATGAACAGGCAAGAGCATATATCATTGTGGAAGGAAGAAATACCTAGTTATGAGGAAATGAAACACGGAATGGACAACCTAGAGAAGCACAACTGGGAAGTTGATTATATTTTGACTCATTGTTATACTGGAGATTTTGAGTATTCCTTATTTAACCAATGTCTTAGTAATGCCCTAACAAAATATTTTGACACAATTAATTGGTTAGTAACATATAAGCATTGGTATTTTGGACACTATCATATAGACAGAGCTTTTGACAAATATACCTGCCTATACTTAGACAAGGTTAAGATTGAACCGAAAGAAAATTAGGAGAGAAACGGAGAATTAATTATGGTTACATTAATTGTAGGAAGAACAGCTTCTGGAAAATCAACCTTAGCAAAAAACCTAGAGGATATGGGAGCTAAGATTCTAAAGTCCTACACAACAAGAGAAAAGAGGAATGCGTCTGATACAGACCATATATTTATAACAAAAGAAGAAGCAAAAACATTTAAAAACAAGGTGGCAAGAACAGTTATAAATGGAAATGAATATTTTGCTACACTAGAACAGCTTGAGGATTCTGACTTTTACATTATAGACCCTTGTGGCATAGAAACCTTCTTGGAAACAATGCCAGACACTAAGTTTGAAGTCATATATGTAGATGCTAAAAAAAAGTTGAGAAAAGAGAGGTTTATGGAACGAGGAGCAACAGAAGAAGATTTTCTAGCTAGAGATAATGCAGAAAATGAGCAGTTCACAAACTTTGAGATTAGAATGGGGATACCTAATGGATTCCCTGTAAATGTATCTAGTGTTTTTGTTGTAAATAATAACTCATTGGAAACTCTTGCAATGTCTTTTATTTACAAATATTTCCGTGAACAAATGGAAAGAAACATTAAATATATAAGGATTTAAGGAGTGATATTTTGAACAACATTCAAGTGATTAAGAGAGATGCTAGTTTAGTGGCATTTGACTCAAACAAAATAAAGGAAGCAATATTAAAAGCTATGAATTTTGGTAGTGGTATCGTCTATGAGGATATAGCAGAAGAAATAGCTAGTTATTCGGAAGATATTTTGTCTAAGAGATATGGAGAGGAAATCTCTATTTATGATATTGAGTCTTTTGTTTTTAATGAACTTATTAGACACAAACAAAACGAAACTGCTAGAGCCTATGAAAATTATAGGACAATTAGAGAACAAAAGAGAGAAGAAAATACAACAGATGAGAGTATCTTTCAACTAATCAATAACACAAATAAGGAAGTATTAGAGGAGAATAGTAATAAGAACGGAACTCTAATATCTACCCAGAGAGATTTAATGGCAGGGGAAATTTCTAAGGACATAGCTAGAAGAAGATTGATTCCTACTCATCTTTTACAGGCTCATGACGAGGGGGCTATACATATACACGATATGGATTATATGGCTCAACCAAATTTCAATTGCTGCCTAATCAATCTTGAAGATATGCTGGATAATGGAACAGTAATTAATGAGAAAATGGTTGAGAGTCCAAAGTCCTTCCAGACTGCTTGTACTGTTGCTACTCAAATTATAAGCCAAGTTGCAAGTAATCAGTATGGTGGACAGAGTATCACCATCAAGCATCTAGCTCCATACCTAAGAAGAACATATGACAAGTATTTTGATTACTTTCTTAAAGAGCAGAAGTTAGATGTTGAAACATCTCAAAAGCTAGCTGAAGGTATGAAGTTAAGAGAGTTAAAAAGTGGTGTGCAAACAATTAATTACCAACTTAACACTTTAATGACGACGAATGGTCAGAGTCCCTTTATTACAATATACCTAGAAGTTGAGGTTGGACACAAATACGAAGAAGAAATGGCTCTGATATGTGAAGAAATAATTAAACAAAGAATAGATGGTATGAAGAATTATAAGGGACAAACAATCAGCCCAGCCTTCCCTAAACTAGTGTATCTTCTTGATGAGGATAACTGCTTTGAGGGTGGAAAATATGATTATATAACTGAATTGGCAGCTTATTGTACTGCTAAGAGATTAGTTCCAGATTATCAATCTAAGAAGATTATGGAGAGTAATTATGGTGAAGCTTTTCCACCGATGGGTAAAAATATTGCTCATCTAAAACCTTGTGAACCTAGAAAACTAGGGTGTGTATCTAACGATTAGTAATTTTAGGAAATGACAACTAATAGATATGCTAACTGGGAAACCTAAGTCGAAAGATATGGCAATCCAGTGCTAATATTTTACATGATTATGTAAAAGAAAGTCAACAGACTATCGAAAGTATAGTATCTTAGGATATGAATAAATGAGTAGAGTACATGATAGGCGAAAATCCTTGATTGGAAGTGCAAGGGACAGACGAATGTTTGTCAAGATATAGTCGGGGCAGGTAACCAGTATGGAAACATACATCCTGCTTGTGTAGAAGCCACTTATCTCCATGGGTTGATGAGAATGGCAAATATAAGTGGTATGGAAGATTTAACCAAGGAGTAGTTACTCTCAACTTAGGGCAGATAGGAATTATTGCTAATGGAGATATAGATTTATTTTGGAAACTAATGGATAGAAGAACAGAACTATGTAAGGAAGCTTTATTGATGCGACATAATCTCCTAAAGGGGACTAAAGCAAGTGTATCTCCTATACATTGGCAATACGGAGCAATAGCTAGACTAAACAGAAATGACACAATAGACAAATACCTAATGAATGGCTACTCAACACTATCATTAGGTTATCTAGGAATGTATGAATGTGTAATGGCTATGTTTGGCATTTCTCATACAGATAAGGCTGGTAAGGAATTTGCATTAGAGATTATGGACTTCCTTAATAAGAAGTGTTCTGAATGGAAAGCTGAAACAAATCTAGGTTTTAGTCTTTACGGAACTCCTGCAGAATCAACTGTATACAGATTTGCAAGAATAGATAGAGAGAGATTTGGAGAAATCAAGGGTGTTACAGATAAGAGGTATTACACCAACTCTTTCCATGTATCTATCACAGAGCCAATAGATGCCTTCAGTAAGCTTGATTTTGAAGCAGAGTTTCAGAGCCTAAGTTTAGGTGGAGTAATATCTTATGTAGAAGTTCCTGACTTATCAAGGAACATAAAAGCTGTAAAAGAATTAATCAATTATATGTATCATAATATCCAGTATGCTGAAATTAATAGTAAGCCAGATGTTTGCTACAAGTGTGGCTTTACAGGAGAAATACAATGTGATGAGAATTTAGAGTGGTATTGCCCTTCTTGTGGCAACAGAGATAAGAACGAGATGAATGTTGTTAGACGTTCTTGTGGGTATATTGGGACTAATTTCTGGAATTTAGGTAGAACAGCAGAAATTAGGGAAAGAGTAAACCATCTATAAATGAATTATGCCGACATAAAACCACTAGACATCACGAATGGTGAAGGAATAAGAGTTAGTTTGTTTGTAAGTGGATGCACTCATGGCTGCCATAATTGTTTCAATAAAGACTTGTGGAGTTTTAGCTATGGTAAGAAGTTTACAGATGAAACTATGAATGACATATTAACAAAAGTTGGTAGACCACAAATAGAGGGATTTTCCCTCTTAGGTGGTGAACCACTACACCTAAATAATGTATTTAAGTGTACAGAAATAGTTGAGAACATAAGAGAAAGATACCCTCAAAAGGATATTTGGGTATGGTCTGGATACTTATGGGAAGATATAGTTGATAACAAATACCAAAGAGAAATATTAAAATATATAGATGTCTTAGTAGACGGAAAATTTGAACAGGATAAGGCGGATTTAACTTATGCTTTTGCTGGGTCTACTAATCAGAGATTAATTGATGTTAAGAGAAGTTTAAAGGAAAATAAAGTAATTCTATACGAATTAGGGAGGAGATAGCATGTGGAAACTAGAAGAATACCCTCATATTTTTAACAAGCAAGACTATTTGATATTCAATGATGGAACACCGATACCAAAAAAGGTGAATTTGAGAGTCCATGTAAACGGAAACTCAAGTGTTGTGGATAGGTACAATGCCTACAAGAATGATTTAAAGTATGCAAGAAAAAGAATAACTCACTACATGATTGACAGTAAGCTGTGTATTAGAGTCATTAAGGAAGATTTTCAGACATTTAATGTTTGGCAGAATCCAACAGATATTACCTTGGAAGTGTTTGGTGCAGACCATAACAAGGCAAAGATAGAGGAAATAACTGCC